CGTGAGAAGATGCTACGAATCAAACAGATTGTGAGAGATGGCATGCTGGATGATTACGATATGCCACAAGAGCGAAAGGACGATCTATTAGAATTTATTTCAGAGAACAAGGCTAGACTGCGTGAACTGTCACTGCGAACAGTACTTAAGATTGCAGACCTAGCAAAAAGTTTCCCTACCGACTGGAGGGATTATGCGAGCACTACAGTGATGAAGGCCTAACCCTCGCTCACTTTATAGGCCCAACACTGGCCCGCATTAACCGAACCCTAGTACACATCCTCGCTCCGTGTGCTAGGGTTCACCTTTTATAGCACGAAAAAATAGTGGAAAAACCGGTTGACAAACACCCAATCAGATCATATACTGTAAGTATAGTAAACAACAAGGAGCGAACATGTACATCAAGGTAATCCACAGAGCATTTGAAGACACACCCTACACCGCGGCAGTGGTAGACTGTCCCACAGACAATCCAGAGGAAGCATGTGAGTATGCCTACCGTTGGACACAGAACATCATGGACAGTTGGAGCATGAAGGGTGCGGCTGATGGCAACGATAAAGTAGAAGTTGTACAACCTCTGCATGTAGACCAAACAGGCAAGCAGTGGGGACACCGTAGCACGTCAATGGGCGATCATATGCAGGCACTGGGCCGTACATATGAAGTAGCAAGTTTTGGCTTTAAATTGGTTGACAAAGCCGCATAAGGTGCTATACTAGTATTATAAACAGTTAAACAAAAGGAGCGAATATGTTTACAGCAACACAAACAGCAGGTGCAGTAGCACAGGACATTAACCAATACGATGCAGAGGCTATCCGTAACATCCTAGCAGAAGCAAAAGAAGCGGCAAGGATTGCGGCACAGAGTTGGTTGGCAGATTGGGTAGAGAAGACAGGTGGCAACCAGTATGGTGAGCCAATGTACTGTGGCTTTGCCAGCACAAAGATATATGGTGTAAAGGGTAACACTAAACTGGGCAAGGCATTCAAAGCGGCGGGCATTGAGAAAGACTACAGTGGTGCATATAGCATTTGGAACCCTTCAGGACATGCAGGACAGAGCATGGATGTTAAGGAAGTGGGTGCTCAAGCATGTGCCCAAGTGTTTAAGAACTATGGCTTTACTGCTTACATGGACAGCAGAGCAGACTAACTGTTCTACAGTTTGCCCAAGCGGCAAGTGGCGCGACACCACAGCAGGTCGCAGAAGGGAGCAGAGATGCTCCTTTCTTTTTGGCGAGAGAAAAAGAAAAAATCAAAAATAATTTTGGCGAGGGGTATGCTTTTTAAACCCATGGTGGTGTAGAATCACCAGGCATCAAAAAATCTGTCTTTTTAATTTTTATTTGCAAATTTTCTACGCATATATAACCAGGTCTCCAAAACTATAAATATTCGCTGTTATGAAACAGTTACTCAAACAGTATGCGTGGATATTAAGTGTATGCAGTGCTATAATCCTGCTACTGTTACTTACAGCCTGCAATCAACCCCTCCCTACACTACACGAAAACATCCAAAACGACACTACACAAGAGTCTAACAGTATACAAGAATCCGAATCAAACATACCCAATTTTTCGGGTATAGCACACGCATTGGGTTGTGTGTTTGCTCCTGATAGTTGTAACAAGTAACGATCCCCATCTAAAAACGTCAAAAAAAGGTGTCTTAAACGCTGTATAAGCGTCATACACGCTAACTAATACTGTAGCGAGTATAAAGAGTCGTGTTACACGCTAGAACGCATTTAAGCACAGTATTACGCAAGGATACGGAAGACGTGCTACATACATAACAAGAACACGGGCTCGTCGCTACATTCAAATCAAAAACTTCCAAAATAACACTTTATAGTTACGGGTGTACACTGTGCGGATAAATACGCCTATATGACACACACATACAACGCAGGTAACTTTCAAGAATATGATTATGAATGCGAACACATTGAATGTGCGTGGAAACACACGTATCGTACCCGTCATCTAGTAACTGCATTCACTTATCCATTTATGCTACTGTATCCTTTTTGGCAGGTTAACTAATAGTACACACCCAAAAACTAACCAGGGGTGGTCAAAAGGAACTGACTAAATTTTTTTTGCACACATTTTTTTAGAGGAGCATACTGCCATTCTTGAACACTACTGCATATACACAAGAGACTTTAATCGTGCCCAAGGCTTTATGGTTGCATTAAGCAACATGAGCGTACTGATAGAACCACACATAAACAGAACACGCTTTTGGTTGGATACTGAAGATCCCATGCACCGTACATTCTACCTAAAGTACTGTGATGTGCTACACTGCATAAGTGGGGAAACGGATCATGCACTGGGCCGCTAACGCTACCGCTTGTCGCTTCGCTCTAGTGTAATCTACCGCTAACGCTTCGCGTAAAAAATTTTGGCGCTGACGCTTCGCGTTTTGGCAAAACGGCCACTTGATTTCCACATACCACATATGCTAAATATGTATATCGTTCGTACACTGTGTATGGAAGTAGGCACTAGCCGAAGGAACGCACCTAACTTTAAAAAGGAGGGTGACATGGATAGACACTCATTTATGCTCCGTAATTACAGTGAGCAACAACTACGCAAAAAGAAAGAAGATATACTGCTTAAGAACAGAGCAGAAGTCGGCATCAATGATAACGGCACTTCAGGATATGTAGTAAAGAATGGTGCTAACAAGGACAAGGTCCTAGCACACAAAAGCACTAAATCTACCAACAACTGGTAGTGCAATACGGTAAATACGTGTGCAGTTGAAATATACTGCACACAACTAGGAGACTGAAATGGCAAAAGACGTAGACAAAAAGGGCATGATCAAACCAGGTGCACACACTGGACAAAAGGTCACTGTCGATGAAGCAGAATTAATTAAAACATCAGCAAGAAATCTAAAAAGAGCACCTGACGGACGTATTAAAACAACCACACAGCAACTTAAAAAATTGAGGTAACAGTGTTGAAACTGGACAGCAGTTTATGTGGCAAACTACTGATTGCCCAACCCAACGCACAGAGCAGTTTCTTCAGTCAAAGTGTTGTGCTTGTGGTCCAGCACACGGATCAACAGGGTGCTTGGGGATTGGTAATCAACAAACCCAGCATGGTAGCAGATGTACAACAGGTCTGCGAAGCATTTGATCTCAAAACCAATCTACGCACAGAAGCCTACGTTGGCGGACCTGTGCATAACAACAATGTGCATATCATACACACAGGTGATGTGATACAGGACAACAGCATTCAAATAAACAAAAACATCTGGGTAACTTCAAGCATAAGCCTGCTTGATGATATTGTGCAGGATCGCGGTCCCCACAGATGGAGACTGTGTCTTGGAACCAGCAGTTGGACACCGGGTCAACTTGAAGGTGAGCAAAGTGGAACACATCCTTGGACACCACAGCACAAATGGCTCACAATGCCGGTACCTCTTGATATATTGGAAAAACCGGTACAATCACTTTGGAAGGACAGTGTGCTTGAAAGTGTCAAACAAAGTGTGGACACATTCTTTTAGAGATTTAAACTGATTTAAAAATAAGGATATCCATGCTGGTGTTTGACCAGTTCTGGATTACGTTTGCATAGTTCGTTATATTCTGTTTCCATTATTCGAAAACTGCTTAATAACTGTTTTAAAAACTTTATCATACTATTAGTTATATCTTTGTGCCTGGGGGCTGTAGTATGTCTTTGAGTTTATTTTCACGAACACAAAACACAGTGTCAATGCCTTTGCCTTGATATTCTATCATCATGTGTTTTTTGATTTCAGGTGCTTGACGATACACATATTCTTGACATTGTTCCACAGTATCAAATTCAGGTTCAAGATATAAGAATGTATCTCTACTACCATCGGAAAAAGTGCCCATCATAAGCACTAGAACAAACCATTTCATGTACTACCCTCGTTACAGTAGTATTTAGCGAGTTCTAGTCTTCTGTGTTTAAATTCTTCAACATGTCACGTAGTTTACTACTTTGTGCTTTACCACTTATCTTACCTATTGTATCACCATCGCCTGGCTCACGTAGTGCAGTTTCTTCTCCTGCATCGTGATGTGATTCTGTTACTGTGCTGGTCTTTTTAAGATTGCTTACAATAGTACTTGATTGGCTTTGATATGATTGTTGTTCGTCTTCTGCAAGATCTCTAATACGCAAACTGTCCACATCAAACTCTAGATCTACTTTTTGTCCTACACCGCTACTTGAACGTGTTTTCATAAACTGTATTTGATAGCGTCCACGCTCTTTCATTGCTCTACTTGTAAAGATACCAATAACATTATCTGCTGTTTGAATCTTACTCAAGCCACCACTGATGTGCGAATGATCAAATTCAATTTCTTCTACTGCCGCTCTGTTCAACTGCGATGCTGTAACAAATACACAACCTAGTTCCATTGCTAGGTTACGCAGTTCTTCTGATACGTACTTGTCCTTAACAAACAAATCACTTGGCGATACTTTAACACTCAACGGCATCATCAAATCCAAATAGTCAATCAACAATACATCTGGCTTGCACTTGTTTTTAATTGACCATTCCTTAACGTAACTACGCAAGTCGTTTGCGTTCTTACCACTTGGCATATACTTGATCTGTATGCGTCCGCTTTTCTTGCCCATCATCTTGACTTTCATTTCTACATCATCAAGATTCTTAAACACATCACGTGTAGCAATACCTGTAAGCATACTGTCAATACGCATTGCTGTAAGTGCTTCTGAAAGTTCTAAACTGATATACAGTACATTCATGCCTTCAGTTGCAAAGTTTACTGCCATGTTCTGCAAAAACAAACTCTTACCTGCACCACTACCACCTGCCCAAATGTTAAGTTCACCTCTGTTGAATCCACCAAACAGTTTCTTGTCAATGCTTGGCCAACCTGTGCTTACTTGTCCGTTGTTGTCTTTTAGTC